ACCACCAGATTTCGTTGTAACCCTCGTTGGAACCGCCAAACACTTGGAAGCCTTGCTGGAGGTTGATGTCGTCGTAGATGTACTGGCGCACGGAACAGGGCAGAGTCTCCACCCGGCCAGAGTACATGTAGAACTTGTCCGTGCCCATCCAGTAAGTGATGTTGTTCACCGTGACTGCGGCGTTGGGACCGATGATGGAGAGGTTGGCACCCATGATCTGGAACGACCAGACATAAGGCGCACCGACAAACTGCATGGAGTAAATGGACGTGTCCGTCCAGATCAAAATCTCTTGGCGGGTCTGCAAGGCCGTGATGATCTCAGAGCCTTGGCTCAGTCGGTATGAGCCTGCCTGATTGGTGATGGCCGGAGTCCATGTGCTGTAGGATTCTTGATCTGCCCATCGCACCAGCATCGGGTCGAGAACAGTGCTGGCATATACACCAGTGGGGTCGTTACAGCCAAACGCGATTGTGAAACGCGAGGCATCAGACACCAACACGTAATTGACCATCGACGGGCAGGTGGAGTCGATAGATACCGTGGTTGTGCCCGAACCGGTGGCATAGTTCTTTTGCGTGATGGAGCCGCCAGCCACAATCACTTGGCCTCGGTCGTATAGGGTGGGCGACGGGTTAACCGCCCAGAAGTTCAGTGCGCCGCCACGGGCGTTGAAGATCAGGTTCTCACCAAAGGCGCTCTGGCTCCACAGACGCAGGTTTACACCCACACCGGTGGCGGCAGACAAACCCCAGCCAGTGCTGGCAAAACCCGTGGTTACACCACCCCAGCCACCAGCACCCCACCCAGCGGCGGTCGTGTAAACGTCACTACCCGTCACAATTTGAAAGGCAAAGGTTCCCGCTCCAGTGGTGCCAGCCGATGTGGCGCCAGACGCCACAGTGATTGTGAATGTGTTGGACGACGGAACAGACACCACCCGAAACTCTTTGTTTAAAGCAGAAGCCGGGATACCGTTGACCGCAGAAGCCACGCCTGAGATGGTCACAAAATCCCCTGCCTGCGCTCCATGAGCGGTGACATTACAAGTTACCGTGGTGGAGCCATTGGTCGTAGTAAACGCGTTAGAGGCTATCGTCGGGCTGTAGCGCACGGGCGTAATGTCGTAGAAGTTGCCACCCGTTGAATCCTGAATGTAGTATTTCAGGTTGGTGCCAACCCCCAAGAGATTGAAGCCTGCGAGGTTCAGCCAGTTATACAGGGCACGGCATGTACCCCAAAAAGACCCCGTGGCCGGTGCAACCGCAGTGGATGTACCGCTTGCGGCAAAAGTGTTGGTAGGTGATGTTGCGTATTGCGAGCCAGCATCCTTGACCCAGCCGCCAATCTTCTCAGGATAGCCCGAGCGAAACCGCACCTTGTCGGATTCAAACCAGCCACCTTCGTTGGCGAGCGTGGTGCCTTCGCGGTTTACACCGGGGCGGAATTGCAATTTTTGGAGCGGCACGGCTGAATCTCCTTCAGGCTAGATTTTCGCCTTGTTCTCGGACTTCGGCAACCCGTCGGCTCCACCCTTTGCCAAAGGTTGCAAAAGTGGGCAGGGCCTCCAAGAAAGCCTGCCGTTGATCACAGAATTTGGTGACCAACTCTTTGGGGTCTGCGGCCATGACGGCCTGAAGTGTTCCGGGGCCAATCTTTCCATCGTCAGCAACCCCTACGGCTCTTTGGAGAAATTTAGAAGCACGTCCAACGCCAGAATTAACAGCACAATCAAAAACGCACAAGTCCACGCCGGAAGGCAAATCATCGCCTTTAACGGCATCCCAATAGCGTTTCTTGTACAGCGGAGCAACCACATCAGGCGTGAGTCCGCGCATGGTTTGTTCATCGACTTCATGTCCGACATACTCCTCCCACACACGTTTTGTAACACCTAAGTTCGTCATTCCGCCGGGGTCGTCTTTGTGGTTGACGTACCCACCTTCGTGTTTCAACAGGGCTTTCAGGGCGTCGTCAAAGTTCTCTTTCATTTTCTGTTCCTGATTTCAGTGATTTTTTCAAGACTGCGGGAGCCAAAGTAGGCGCCAAAGACCAGCATCCCCCAGTTGCCCAAAAGCGTGACATAAGACTCGTTGGCGTTGTACCCAAACGCGCTCATCATTGCAAACAAAAAATAACCAGTAAAGATCGCAATCAGGCTCATTGGGCGGATGTTTTTGGACAACCAACTGTCGCTAGACATGTCGGCCTTCCACCGTTCGGACACATTGTTCTGCTCGGTCTTGTACTCTTCAAGGTTGATGTTGAGTTCGCCCAGTTTCCCGTCGGACTCGATCTTCTTCAGTTCAGCAAGAGCCTTGGCCTTGGCCTCCTCATTTGGGAGTACCTTGTCCAGAATCTTGCTCCCGACTTCCATCAGTGCTGGCAGGGGGATCATCGGTCGGCTCCTTCTTCAACATCTCTTGCACAACATCCTTGCCTTTGATGGCCAGCAAGGTTCCCAGACTGCCCAAGATGTACTTGGACATGTCACTCAACAGGTAAAAAAACTGCTTGTCTGCGGGGGCGATCCCGTTCATGGGTTGCGGGACAAAGACGATGGAAAACATCGACAAGCCCACCATGACCAGCACGGTGGTGCAGAAAGTGAAGGCGATCATGAACTTGATCTTGGCCTCAATAGACTCGTTGTCCCATTTCATCTCTGGTCACCTTTCATCTCTTCGGGCTTGAGCAACTGATCAGGACACTCTTGGGTGATGGCGCAGATGGGGCGTTTGCAGTCCTCACGCTCCCAGTTCTTGGGGTTCATGCACGGGTAGCGGTAATACTCAGGGGCATCACAGCCTACCAGCAGAACAACCAGAATCAGCGCCCTCATCATTTGTCCTTTGCAAACATAATGCCTTGGATCACCAGCCAGATCAACGGGGGCACAAGCAACACAACCAGCACGATCCCAATGATCAGGTTCACCATCTCAGCCATCTTCTTGGCCTTCTTGATCGCCGCATCTCTGGCTCGGCGTTGGGCTTCCCTTTGCGCCTGCTCACCCTCTTGCACTCGTTTTTGGATGTTCTCCCAGATGTCTGCGTGACCGGTCTGAAAGAAGATCATCTTCAACTGATCCTCAAACTGCTTCTGGCTCAACAACTCCATCTCGATCTGGATGGCCTGCGCCAGTGACGACCCGCCCTTTTTCTTTGCCTCCTCCAGCGCCTTTACGGTTTCTTGTTTGGCACCAAAGTATTGGCCCAACATGGGGCCAAGTGACGATACATCATTGACAGTCTTTTGGGCCTGCTTGATGACCTGCACCGTCTTTTGGACGGTGGCAAACGCCGTCATGGCGATGGTGATTGGGTCCATGATTCAAAGGGATTTCCTGTCAGTATTTGCCCTCGGCAAAGACATTCACAAACACCGTGCCGTCTTCTAAAGCCTCGATCTCGTGCCATTCGTTCGCCACAAGATTCACGGGTTGAGTGTTTTTGGTCATTACCAACTCTTTTCCCTCTTTCCGCACAACACACGACCCAGCATGACACATGGTCAGATGCGAATAGACGTGCTGATGGCGAGGTAAACCCTCCCCCCTGCCAGCGTGATACACGTTGACTGTTGCTCCGTCGTAGGTAACGGAGTGTCGTGGGTTTATTTGGGTTGTCACAGCGTTTGTGCGCCAGTTGTAGAGGGCTGATCGGCACTTGGTTCAGGCTCAGGGGGCTTGGGTGGCTCAACAAACTGGCTGTTTATGTAAGACCAACCGATGCCGCACATAGACCATTCGCCAGACAGAACACCGTCTCCCGGAATATCAACCATCCCATAGCCTTCTGGTGGTGTGTACTGCGCCGTATCTGCATCAAACCAGATCACATTGTCAATATATCCGTCACTCAAACGATAAATTGCCCAATCAGTTAAAGCCATTTTGTTCTCCTTAAAAAGCGGTGATGATCACTCGGCCAGCGCCGCCGTTACCACCGCTTTGATTGGCAACCGTCGAAGACCCGCCACCACCAGCGGGTTGAGTGCCCGCCCCTGAGGCGCCAAGTCCACCAGCGCCGCCATAAACGCTCGTTCCTGCGCTTCCGGTTCTTGCGCCGCCACCCCCGCCAAAAATAGCGTTGCCGCCGGTAGCCTCGCCACAACCGAGGCCACCGCCGCCGGGACCGCCAGCCCACTGAGGTAGCGAACTGAAGAAGCCCCCACCCGAGGTGGCAGTAAAAACAACTACCGGTGGCCTCGCAGTGCCCGGTGCCCCCGGTGGCGCACCGCCGTCACCGTTACCACTCGCTGTGCCTCCTTTACCTCCAATGGCTTGTACTGTCGAAACGCCCATGTAAGTGGTATTCAGAGGAACGGACGATGTCCCGCCGTCCCCGCCAACTGCGGGAGTGGTTGATCCAGTTCCTCCGGCACCTACGGTTATAGACACACTAGCGTTCAAATAGGAAAGGGGGCAAACCATCTCGTTATAGCCGCCACCGCCACCCGGGCCAGCGCCAGCGCCACCGCCAACTCTACCACCACCGCCACCGCCAGCCCAAACCTGGATGCGGGCCATCGAATATCCGGTGGGTTTAGTCCATGTGCCAGACGAGTTGAAGGTCTGCAAGTTGGGTGCCTGATACGCAGTGGTTTGTACCGTGCTGTCGTTAAAAGTGATGGAAGTTCCACTTGTCGTGATTGCCATTTCTTACTCCTTATGGTGTTCCGCCAGCGGTGATGTCGCTGAGAGTGGTGAAAACGCCAGACGAATCCATTGACGCAATTGTCGTTCCGCCGTATTTAAAGATCAACTTGCCGCCGGACTCTTGTATGGTGAAGTTGGAAGTCACCAAATTTGTGGCGTTTGTTGCGTTCGTTGCGTTCGTTGCATTTGTGGCGTTCGTTGCATTTTGAACTGCGGTGGCGCCAATTACAGACACCACTTGAGCCGCTGAAGCCGCAGTAAATGCGCTGGTGCCGTTGCCGTATGCTAAACCCGTCAGAGTTGCCACACCAGAACCACCGTTTGCCACAGGAAGGGTTCCCGTCACTTGGCTTGTCAGGCTCACGTTGGACAGCGTGCCGCCCAGAGTCAAACTGCCAGAAGACGTTACAGTGCCAGTAAGGGTGATGCCATTCACCGTGCCAGTGCCAGACACCGATGTAACTGTGCCGCCCGGGTTGGACGAATTGATGGTGATGCTACCAGCCGCATTGGTGATGCTGATGTTGGTACCCGCAGTCAGCGTGGTTCTGGTAAAGCCTGTCCCGTTACCAATATCCAGAGCGCCGTTGGCCGGAGTAGAGGTTAGCCCCGTGCCGCCGTTTGCAATCGGCAGAGTTCCGGTTACACCAGTCGTCAAAGGTAAGGAAGTGCAATTGGTCAAATTACCCGATGTGGGGGTACCAAGCACTGGGGTGGTCATGGTGGGAGATGTAAACGTCGGTGACACCATGTAATTGGTGGCAATCACAATGTCCGTGCCGTTGCAGACCAGAAGAATCTTTGCCGCCGCCGGGACGCTCACACCTGTTTGACCGCTGACTTTGACGGTAACCGCGCCGGTCGAGTTGTTGTAAATGAAGTACAACTTTTTGTTAGCGGGAACCAGCAGGTTGGTGTTGGTGCCCCCGGTGCCAGTCAACTCAATGAACATGTTACGGGCAACGCCCGTCAGACCGTTGGGGATCGTGATGGTCGTATCCGTGCCGGTGGCGACAGCCTGAGTGACATACCCAGAGATGGCCTGTTCAACCAGAGTCCCAAGGTTGGTGTTGGTGGTTGAACCCCAAGTACCGGCCTGATCGCCGGTGCCAATCAGTTCAAGTGCAAGATTTGTAGAGTAAGTGCTTGACATGTTTGTTCCTTACTGGCCGTCGTTGATCACCGTCCAACCGGGGTTTTGAGCATCGTTGACCACCTGCCAATTTGGCGTTTGGGGGTCGCTGGCAATTTGCCAGTTTGCCACTTCTGCGTTTTGAATCTTCAACCATCCCGATATGGTTGGATTGTCCAACAAGGTGGCGTTTTCTGCAATTGAGGCCAAGAACGATGCTTGTGCCGTCCGAACGTCGTTTGAAGTTAGCGCCTCAGAAATGGCCACGGCAAAGCCAGCGGTAATTGCCCGTGCATCAGCAGAATTCAAATTTTCAGTGACGGTTGCGGTAAAGACCTGAATGATGGTTTCAAGGTCAGCCAACGTCGTGGCTTCTGTGATGGCGGCGGCAAACTGCGCAGAAATGCTGGGGGCGTCAGCAAAAGTACTGTTTTCTGACACCGATTGGGCAAATTGAGCAGTCACAGTCCGCACATCGTTTAGACTGGAGTTTTCCGTTATCGTCTGCCCAAAAGCGTACGCCTGCGTGCTTGAGTCCGCCAGCGTTTGATCTTCCGTCAACGACTGCAAAAATGCAGAGTAAACCTCGTATGTATCCGCTGGGTTGGAGTTCTCTGTTCGGGACACCGCAAATTGAGCCGCAATCGTCGGAGTATCCGCCGGGTTTGAGTTTTCGCTGATTGATTGCAAGAAGGCTGACTGTTGGGTGCTGGAATCCCCTGCCGTCAAAGTCTCCGTCACCGAACCAAAGAACAGCGCGGCCAAAGAGTTGTCGTCGTTAGACGTGATCGGCTCAGTGATCGACTGCAAAAAAGCATACAACTGACTGCTGGCATCTGCCGAATTGACATTCTCAGAAATGGAGAAGGCAAAGAGGTTCGCCGCTTGCGATGCAAACGGTGTCTGGGCAAATGATCCAGCGCCAAACAGCATTACCTGAACCTCGGGCCACTAAACCACATGGTGGCGGAATACCGGGTGCCGCTCAGAATTGGCGTCACTCGATGCTCAAGAATCGCCGGAAAGGCAATCATGGTGCCTTTTTTGAGTTGAGCGTTGTAGTCGTTGTAAAGGCGAACCTCAAAGTCGCCGCCTTCAAATTCATCGTTCAACAGGCACACGACCGTGATTTTGCGGTCTTCCGGCTTGCCGCACAGGGTGAACGTGTCGGTGTGCCATGTGTAATGGTGACCCGGATTGTATTCAGCAAACTGCACCCGCTCAGACCCTGTGACATGGTAGTCCCACTTGCAGGTCTTGTTGGCCTCCATTGCAAACCGCTCAAAGATACCTTCCAACCAGTACCCGGCTTCGGCAAAATGCACCTTGGTCTTGCGGGTTCCGTTGTTGGTTTGCGCTCCATCAACACCCATCGTGGCTTCTGCGGTTTCTTTGACATGCAGTTCGCTGACAACGCGATCACACATCTCGTCACCAAGTTGACCCATGTACCAAATTGGGAGGTGGCTCATTCTTTATCCTTTAATTTGGCTTCCAAAGCCAAAACCCGTTGAGCCAGTTTAACGCAGGCCACCAGCGCGGCGTTGCCATAAGCCACAGCCAACAGATTGGTCGCCGGATTTTTGATCACAGCCTCTGACAGAAACTTTTGAAGTCCTTGCGCGGACACACCAACCTGCGTTTCGTTGATGTCAATGCGATCAAAAATACCGTGTTTCAACCCAGAGAGTTGCTCAAGGAAGTTGTCTGGCAGATCACGCCAGTTCATCTTCAAAGACTCATCCGAGTTGGCAATAAATGAGCCGCCGCAGGTCAGGTTTGTTCCGTTGAAAGTCAAGTTGGCGGAACCTGCCGCAGAACCAAGGTTGTTGTAGATCACCTGAGTGTTTGAGCCAGCCACTGGGCCGGGAGCACCTGTTGGGCCAGTCGGCCCTGTTGGGCCGGGAGCACCTGTCGGGCCGCTAGGCCCTGTAGGCCCTGTAGGGCCGGTTGGTCCCGTTGCGCCGGTAGGGCCGTTTGGAATGCCAAAGTTAAACGTTGCGGCGGATGAAGTTCCACTGTTGGTCACCGTTGCAGGCGATCCAGCGGCAAGCGTAGTGGTTGTCCCAACGGCAATCGTGGCCGCCGCACCAGATGGCCCTGTTGGGCCGGGACTGCCAGTAGGCCCTGTTGGTCCCGTGGGTCCAGTGGGGCCGGTTGGACCTGTCGGTCCGGTGGTAGCAGACCAAACAAACGCAGTCCCGTTCCAGCCAAGATACGTGCTGGATACCGTCGGCGCAGTAATAAAGGTGGTTGCCCCAGCGCCAGATTGAACGTGGATTTGGTTGGCCGCTCCACCAGCAATATTGGTTGCGGTTGTTGCGCTTGTTGCAGTTGAGGCGTTACCACTCAAGGTGGCAGTAATCGTGCCTGCACTGAAGTTTCCAGAGGCGTCACGCGCAACGATGGTCGATGCTGTGTTGGCATTGGTGGCGTTTGACGTCACCGTAAAGGTGGAAGCGCCGGATTGGTTGGCGGTGAATGTGGCAGAACCGGATAGGCCCGTACCAGACACACCCATCGTCAAAGTGCCGTTGTTGACAGTGGTAGGAGTTGTCCAACTTGGAGCGGCGGCTCCGTTAGAAGTTAAAACTTGACCTGATGTGCCAGCGGCCAGTTGAACCGTTGTACCTGCCGCCGATTGATACGGAACTGTTCCAGCGGAACCACCTGCAAGGTTGGTTGCCGTTGTTGCCGTTGTCGCATTACCAGACAGACTGGCTGTAATGGTGCCTGCGCTAAAGTTACCCGAAGCATCCCGAGCCACAATGGCACTTGCGGTATTTGCACTGGTTGCTGTGGTGGCTGAGTTGGGGATGCTGGTCGATGCCGTCATCGCCCCCGTGCCGTTGCCGTACACATACCCGGTCAGGGTTGTGGCTCCCGTACCACCAGCCGCCACAGGCAAAGTACCAGCCACAAGCGCAGATGCGCTGGTCGAGTACAAAGCGTTGTTTGCACCAGTGAAGGTGGTCAACCCGGTACCGCCGTAAGCGGATGTAATCGTGCCACCGTTCCAAGTACCACCCGTAACAACGGTGGAACCCATGTTAAGAGCATTGGTGCCCCAAGTGACTGCTTCAGGCAGAAAGCCGTGAACATCCCATGTGCCCGCTACCGTGCCATTAGCAAGCAAAACCAATTCTGCCGCACCACCAGAAGTGATTGTGCCAATTGAACCGGAGGCGTAATCTTGTAAGGTCAGCGTACCGGTCGCATTGTTGTTAAACACAAACGCCACACCGGTGGTTAGCGTGGTGGCATCCGGCATTTTGAATGTCTGTCCGCCGGTCCCAACAAGGGTCTGTGAGTAACTAGATGCCGCAGTAAGCGTTGTGGTACCAGCCGCCGCAGTCGTGTCTGTGTTGGATTGATTTAAACGATTGACCGCAACGTTTTGGTTGGCGTCTCGCAACATGACGGAGTTTGCGCCCGAAGATGTCGTGACTCCCGTACCACCGTAGGCGACCCCCACAGTCGTGCCCTGCCAAGTGCCAGAGGCAATTGTTCCCAGAGGCGTGACGTTGCCGCTTGCGTCAAGGTTGACCGACCTGCTTGCGGGGTAAACGCAAAACACGGACGAACTGTTGCCCGCAAAGTTAATTTTGGCGGTGGTTCCAGACGAGTTGGAATAGACCGTGTCGCGGCTTAGAGTGTTGGGTGCGCCGGATGTGACGGTGCCAAGCCCAATCTCCCAAACCTGAGCGGTTTGATCGTAGATGGCATAGAACGTCGTGTTTCCGGAGCCAATCCCCGAAACGAACGACTGATAGCCGGACACCGCCCCGGCTAGGGACAGTGTACCAACACCACTTGTCGTGGTCGTTTCTTGAACACGATCTGCGACAACGAGGGCCATTTAGGACTCCTCAAGAGGTTGCGGTCGTGCTGTAGGTAACGCTGACGGTGTCCCCTGCGGTCGTGACTTTGGCGGTACTGAAAGCCCCTGCGCTATACAGGGTACCAGCAGTGCTACTCTGGGTGCTGACTGCGCCAGAGCCGGTCACCAAGAAACAGCCGCCAACCGTACCGCCGCCACCGGTGATGGTGTAGGTGATAGCCGAAGCGGACTTGGTAGTCACGTTGGAGGGGGTGGTGCCGCTCGAAGTGGCCGATGTAAACGAAGCCGTACCGCGCACAGCCGAACCACCAACCGTATAAGCGGTGAACTCAGTCCAACCCGAGTGACTTGCCATCGTGTCGGAAGCGGCGAAGGTGGGCGACGCGCCAGAGATTAGACCGAGGAACGGGCCAACTGTGGTGTAGGCTGAACCAGACAACAAAGTGTCCAGCATCAACTGTTTGCCAACAGCCACAACCAAATTGGGAAACTCTTCTTCCCACTTGATGTTGCCATCTTTATCGCGGCACACCACATGGTAGTAGCCTTCAACACCCACGGTCTCCGACATGACGGGACGGGTCTGCATGGTGACTTCAGCATGGTCGCCAAAGTTGGAAATTTCTTGAGTCATGTTGGCTCCTTATACAAGTCGAATGAGTGCCGATGTGCTGGTGTTGGCTGGCATCTGCACGGTGAAAGACACAGTTGAAGTTTTGTCGGAACCAAAGTCCAACACGCATACCGCCCCGTTGTCACCGGGCGTGTAGATCAATGCACCACGGGCTGTGATTGCTCCAGTCCACGCGGGGGCAGAAAAGTTGATGTAGGTCGTGCTCCCGCTGGAAGTCACTTCACTGGCAATCGACGCAGTCACAACCTGCCCACCAGCAACATAGTTGCCGCCAGATGCCTCGCCCGTGGTTGTGTAGGCCGTTGTGGTCGAGTCAAGTGTGGCCGTGTTGGTGTACAACGCCAAATAGAACGTGTCCGAGGCAAAGTTGATCGTGCCGTTGGCCAGACCAGAACGCAGGGTGTTGCACGAATAGTTGCCTGTAAAAGCCATCAAGCCACCCCGTTATTCTGAGGCAACGGCGCCGCACGGAACTGGCCACTGCGGTACGCATCACTGCGCTCCAGACCGTCACCCAGACGCTTGGCAAGGCCGAGGGCTTCCATGTACTTGGAGTTGTACAACTGAATCATGTCGGCCTCACCCTTCATGAAGGTGTAGGCTTCAACCAGCGAGCCGTACAGCAACACAGAATCAAAGTTGTCACCCAACCACGTACGCCCGTCTGCCGCCACAGTGATCGACTCGGGGTAGTAGTAATAGTGCAACTCAACGTTGTACGAGGAATCAGGTGTTGGCCCGACAATAAAAGTCAATTCATCGGTGATGGTTGCGCCATTAATCGTGGGACCAAACAAAGCGTAATATTTAGGGATGCCCGTATCTGTTGTTGGATTGGGATACGCCTGACGAATGAAGTTAACGTCCTTGTTCAACAAGTACTCGTAGTTGCCTGATCCGTCAATCACTGCCAACGAATACACAGACAAAAAATCATCTGGCGCAGACAAGTACTTGTTGCCGGACGTTAGGTTGCCCGTCACATTCTTACGAATCGACGGGAACTGCACCGAGTTGTAGATGCGCTGTTCAGCCTGCTGAATGAAAGTGTTTAACTGCGTCGTGGCCGACACAGCACTCCCACTGGCAAGGTAGGTATCCGGAAATTGGTTTTCCGTGTACGACTGAATGGCCGCAATCAACTCGTTGTAGGTCATGCCATCGGGCCTCTCGCCATCACGCCTTTAGTGGCCGCGCCAGTGCCACGAATCTTGATGCCGCTGGTTTTCACACCGGGATAGTCGGCGCTACGAGCGTTGGCAACGGACGTCTGCGAATCGCGCATGAACTTGTCGTTGTTTGCCTTGCCCGCCTCTTCCATGGGCTGATACTTGGGGTCTTTGTATTTGGTGGTAGCCATGTCAACCTCCACGACGGCCAGTAGATTTTTGGTTGGCAATCTTGGCCAGATTGCGGCCCATCTTGAGCATGTCGGCGTTGGTTTTGCCACCAGCGCGCAATTTCGTCACAGGTTTGCCCGGGTGCATGCGTTTTTCGTGCTTGTGCACTGCCGCCGCAACCATCTTTTTGTCCTGTGCCAAGTCTTTCTTGTCCATGTCCGACTCCTTATGTCGTTGATACCGATACTGTACCCAAATTTACCGTAATCACCAAGTTGTTTGGGGTGAGTGCGGCATCGAAAAAACTGGACCCGCCAACCGGGTTCCAGCCCCATTGAAAAATCCGGCTACCGCCGGTTTCTGTACCTGTTTGGTTAGGGCCCGGCCCTGACGTGTTTGAAATCTGCAACCCGCTTGTGCCGCCCAACAGATACGTGATGTCAGGCCGAGGATTGCGCACACCTTGTGGGTCGTCCACAGGGTACATACCCAATTGAAGTTGCGGATGATCTGGGTCCCAACAGGCGGTGCACACCAGCATGTTGACGTTTTTGGTCTTGAGCGTGTAGGTCTTCAGTTCTTTCAACTTGAACCGAAAATTGCACCGATCGCACTGGGCGATCGAGTACTTGCCTGACGCAAACCGGTTGGGCATCAGAAACTCCCAGCAATGTACTGGCGACGCGGCACAAAGCGCACAGCCGCCTTCTCGTGGTCTTCCTGAGACGCCAAGTCCCAAGCCTCGTCGTACTGTTGTTTGAGCACCGGCAGTCGATCCATCGCCCCGGGCACCTTCAAAGACATGTAATAGGCCAACCCCGCCACCATGCAGGGGATGAAACGGAAGGGCACGTCCATGACGTTCACGCCACCGCCCGCATCCTCGACCCGGCGCATGCGCCAGTAAACAAACTGGTAGTACGGACTGGCCGTGGTGCCGATGTTGGGGGTCGGCCACACCGTGATTCGGGGGATATTGTTGACATAAACAGCAGTACCGACGGCGGGCGAGGTCTGACTAGTGCCATTTTGCGCACGAAACACCCCGCCAACCGTGGTGCCATCCACGATCCAGCCGTAGTAGATGGTCTCGGTGCCTATGTTTAAATATCCAGTAGTGGGCAAACCTACAGTACTGGATAAAGTCACAGTCTGTGCCCCAGTATCCGCGCTCTGATAAGTGAAGCCGGTGGGGGAAATCTGCCCGTCAAGGCGCTGAATCCAAACCTGAATGGGTCGGGCTTGATTCAATTTGTTGGGGATCGTGGCGTAGGTAGAAACACTAATACGCGTGATGGTCAGGTCTGCCTGCGTGGCTTGCTGGTTGGCTTGCGTGCGGATGACGTGTTCCAACAAGTCCACGGTGTCGTTGGGCAGGGGGTAGGTATTCAAACCTTGAATCAGGTTGATCGTGCCCTGCTCAAACGTCCACATGTTGACGCCACGGTTGGCCCAATCTGCGAACATCAGGTTCATCGACCGGCGGGCAGTCTTCAGATCGTAGCCCGTGCGCATCTCTGAGCCGACGCGCTCAAACGCTTCCTCAACGATCTCGGTCAGATCGAGGTTAAATGCAGAGGTGCCGGAAGTGTTTGCCATGTCAGTCTTTCTTTGCGGTGACCACGTCATCGCCCTTGCGAACGGTGACTTTTTCGCCTTCCACATCCACACGCATGGGCAGTTCAGTCCGATCCAGTTTGTCCAACTTGTCGATCAACTGTCGCATGATCTCAAACTCAGGCTTTTCTTGCTTGGGATTAGCCCCGGCAATACCGTTGAGCATACTAATCAAGGCAGTCAATGCCGCACCCAGCAAACCCATTACGGCGGCAATTTTGTCAGAGTCCAACGCCAAGGACGCCAGCACCCCAATCACAACAATAAACGTGATGTAGAAAAGACCCTGCTTTCCAATAGCCTTTCCCGCCACTTCTTTGGCGGTCGAGTCTGCTTCAAGCCGGTTCAGTTCGGCTTTGGCTTTGGCTTTGAAAAGTTTGAGGTCTTCTTCCATCTCACTTCATCTTCTTTAGGGTCTGGGCAAGCCGAGCACGTTGGCCCATTTTTCCGGGGGCTTTTGCGGCGGCGGCAAGTTTTTTCGCGGGGATCGGTTTCCCTTCTTTCGCGCCAAGTGCTGACCTTAACGCGCCGGGTTTTTTGATCGCCTTCTGAATCCATTTATCGCTCTTGACTGCGCCACCCTTTTTGAGAACGCCACGCCCTTTGAGGACGTCCGCTTGGGTGACTTCGCCGTCTTTGTTTAGATCAGGAAATTTGCTTGCCATTATCGGTACCTCGCTGTTTTCTGGGCAATCTTTTTGGGTTGTGCAACAAACTGTTTGCCCGCCTTCTTCCCAGCCCTTTTGGCTTTGGTCGTGGCGGCGTACTCGGCAGGCGACAGGGCTTTGATGGCCGCTTCAGGCAAATACCGCTCACCCGTCTTGGAAGACGGTTTGCCAGACTTGGTGCGCCACTTCTGTGCCGTCCAGTCCTTGAGCGATTGCTGAGGGTTCTTCATTTATACCCGCCGCCCTTGGCCTTGTATTGCTTGGCCAGCAACTGCGCTTTTCTGGCGCTCCATTGCCCTGCCGCAGTGCCCTGCACCGCCCGAGACTTGATCGACTCAAACAGCGACTTACGCATCCCCGGCTTGGTGTAAACACCAGCCTGATTGACCTTAGACTTTACCTTTCCGCCCTCGGCGTACTGAGTAAAGTCGGTGTCGTCACGGCGGGCTTTTTTGACCCCGCCCGGCATTTTGCTGGGCAGAATGGCCCCCATGCCACGGCTGGGCCTCATTTCAGCACTTCCCGCCGTAGTTCATTTTCTTGGTCATGCCGCCCTTTTTCATGCCCAGCGGCTTGGAGCCAGCCATGCTGATCTGCTTGCCCTTGGTCTTGCCTTTGGCCTGCACCGCGTGCTCGCCGTGGGGCTTGTTGCCACCCGACTTGACAGCGCCCATTTTAGAAGCGGACATGCCGCCACCAGCCATTTTTTTCATCGCTTTCATACCAGACTCCTTGTCCGCTTTAACAAACTCTTTTCCCACAGACTGTGGGACGCCTGCTTTCTTGGCAAACGCTGGGTTGTTGGCCACCGCCGCCATGAAATTGTGTTGTTTCTTACTCGTGCTCGGCATCTTTCTTCTTTCGTCGGATCAATTCCGCAAAAGGTTTGCCAGAGACCATCTCAGCAATACGCATGAGCGTCCAAACAGCACCAATAAGACCAAAGATGGGGGTAAGCACGTTCAAAAATGAAGAGATAGCCGCAACAGCGGCCATGATGTCAAGCGTGTGCTTTACCGTATCTTGATGTTGACCCATGTCACACCATCCGTCCTTTGGTTTTGCCCTTAGTGGCACAGCCGTCAGCGGCTTTTACGTACCCACCGTCAGCGCAGTTCCAAGCCCGAAGGCTCTTGTTGATCCGACTGTTGGGGTCGTTGGCCGTTTTGGCAGAGGTCAACTTCTCTTTCATCCCCTTCATGCGGGCACAGAAAGAGTCGCGGCGTGCTCCGCCCTCGGGTTGGGGCCGTTTCAGCCCCGGTTTGCCCGGATTCGCGGCGTTGTAAGAGGCTCGGCCCTTGGCGTTCAAGCCGCCACTTGGGTTCTTGCCTTCTTTGCGTTGCCATGCTGGGGTCTTAGCCATACCACACCATCACTGAGGTCACGTTGGTGAGATCGACGTAAATGTCTGTTGAGAACAACACGCCTTCACCCGGAAGAATCAGGTAATCGGTGTTGGTGGACGAAGCCAGCGTGTTGACAGTCATTTTGGTGGAACCGCTGGCACCACCGTCTTTGAACACAACACTACCCGCACTGGCGGTTGGCACAATCAGAAGTGCCTTCACACGCGAGCGCGCGATGCTGTCTCCGGCTTGGTTCAACAACTGACCGTCAGTCGTTCGCGGCTGACTCGCAAGGACGTCAGTTTGCATGACTGCCTCCTATTAGGCGATGGTGACGCCGCGAGAACCGATGATGGCCCAACCAGCCGAGGTGTAAACCAGTGTGGCGGTGTCGCCCACAGCGGTAAAGGTGATGGTCGAAAAACCAATCTTGGTGGTTGGGGTCAAAACAGCAGAACCGCCATCCACAGCATGCGCAATCACTTTGATCTCACCGAGCGTGCCATCAGCCAAAGTCAGGGCTTGAGCCGCGCCAGTGGTGGTCAGGTTGGTGTACGCGTTGGTAATGTCAACTGCGCCAGCGCCAGAGAGGGACTGCGTGCCCAGAACAACGCCGGTGTCAAAAGTAGAGTTGACGGTGACTGCACCGGTGGTGCTGTTGACAGTAATGGATTGGAAGCCGTTTTGCGACCGAACCGGGCCGCTGAATGTGGTGTTTGCCATGTTCTTTCCTCACATGCGAGAAATGTTTGGGTGTTCTGTCTGCATGTCGTCAGCCGGGACTGTCAGAACACCGGGAACCCCGGAATGAAGTCAATATACAGCAAAAGAAAAGGGGGCGCAAGGCCCTTTTTAAAGGTAGTGTAGCCACCCAGTCACAACGTACTTTTCTTGGGTTGGTGAAGCAATCCCTCGGTGGGTGTGCGTCCAATCAGCGGGCCAAATTAGAGTCAATCCTTTACGGGGCTGAATTTTTAATTTTTGTAAATCAAATTCTGTTTCGCCTGCATCTGTTACGTCGTTTAAATACGTCATAAACACCAAATGACGAGAAGCGGCCTGTATCGTTTTTGCGTTTGTGCGCTCTGTGTGCCACTCAAAATACCCGCCGCCGGGGGCATATTTTTGAATTTGTGGGTAAGTGTATAACCCAAAAGGGCTATACATATTGCATTGTGGGTATTTTTGAATGTACTGGTCTATTACTTTTTGTAACTGGACCATGTACCTTAAACCAACATCACCAGTAATATAGGATTCTTCTGAGTCTTTTATGGTTTTATCAACAACCCCAACCCCATCTCGCACGGCTTCGCCAATGTGTTTTTCTGGATTGGCCTGATGCAGTTGTATAAGGTCATCACAAACCGAAATATCTTCCAAGTAACTTTGCAGAATAAAAGATTCAGACATGAGGGTCTCCTATAAAAAAGGGGGCGCAAGGCCCCCTTCTCCGTAGGTCAAACCCTTATCAAGACGATCCGGAAGAACCCCAGATGCCCAGAGGATCAGACCAGCCGAACGAATAACGCTCGCGGGCCTTGTAGCGGACGTTGCCGGTGTCGAAGTCGCCGTCCATCGAGTTAGCCAGAGGCATACGCTCGAAGTGCTTCAGACCGTTGGGTACATCGGTGGTCAGGAACCACGCGTTGGTGTCGGTCAAGAAGTGGTTGACGGTATAGCCTTCGGGGATCGCACCCATCTGCTTCAACGCGTTGATGTCGTTGTCAGCAGTTTGCACACGCAGTTCAGTGTCAAGCAGACGCTTGGCAACGAACATCAGGCTGGGAGGAATCACCAGTTTGCGAGGCTTGGCGGCGATCAGCAGACCACGTTCATCGGTCCACGCGGCGATCTGGATCACAGCGTTTTCCAAAGCGGTTTCGTTCAGATCAACACCAGTGGTGGGGCTGTTGTAGTTCACACCGCCAGAGACCAGCGGGTGACCCACACGGGTACCACCAGAGTTGTTACCAAACAGCGACACACCGTCGCCACCAGCGTAAGCGCCATTGAAGCCGTTGTTCAGAACAGCGGCGGCTTTGACTTGCTTGGTGTACGACATGGCACGGGCCAGAGCCTTGGTGTAACGAGCAGACAGGCTGTCGTACAGGTTGTCTTCGATCGCCTCTTCGGTGATCGAGAAACCCAAAGCGATGGTCTCGTGGGTGTAACGGGCGGTGAACGCCTCTTGCGCGTTGTCGTAAGCGATGGCAGAGCCTTCGTTCTTGACAGGCGCGGCGCTGAAGCCAGCCAGTTTGGTTTCTTCTTCGAAACTACGCTCCGATTTCTCGGTCTCGTAGATTTCCTTGTGCTCTTCGCCGTAACGGGCGTACTCCATGCCAAACAGAGCGTTCAGGCCGGGGAGCAACTCTTTGAGTAGTTGTGCGCGTGAAATAGCCATTTTGAGTTACTCCTTACAGACCAACAGCGTTGGTATAGGTGTGATAGCCGGGGTTGATCTTCACGTAGACGTCGGTGTAAGCGTCGCCCACAACCGAGAAGCCTTGCACGTTCGGGAACCCGACAACACGGAACGCGGCAGTGGTAGTGACCGCCGAGGAACCAGCCACGATGGAAGCCGTGGAGTTGCCAGTGGAGGTGCTACCAGTCGCCACAGCGCCAGTAGAGAAGAACACGTTTGCACCCACAGCGGCTTGCGTAACAGAGCCAGCGGACTGGACCTGAAACACCACGTTGGGGTCGTCAACAACCGACGCCTGAATGACGCCAGTCGTACCCGTGGGGTAGTACTGCGAGAAGATCAACTGCCCTTGGGCGTTGTAGTACGAGCAACCAACAAACACACCCACGATACCGGTATTAGCGGTGCCGGTGGGGAATCCATTGGTGGTCGCATCAGCGCCAGTGGCGGTTGCCACAGCCAAGTATCCGCTGGCATTCACATACACGGGCGAGCCGTTGTAAATGTTCGCGGCAGTACCTGCGGGGTCGATGAGATAAGTACGGGTTGCGCCCGCATAGGGGGTGCCACCCAACTGGTTGACGGGCCGTAGCCCGTACGGGGATGCTACTGATGCCATTTATGGCCTCCTTGTTTACTTTGAACCTGAACCAAAGCCCCCGCCGCGCGTCGTGGACGATTTCTTGTCCGAGAACAGCGGCATGCGCGGGTCATTGTTTCGCAGAAAGTGGTTGTCCACTGAGTCCATCTGTCCCTGCGCTTGGTTGTTGTAATAGTCTTGACGAGCGCGGTATTTCTCAACAGGCATCTTGCAGAGCATGAGGCCGCCGATTTCCACGTTGCCGGTCTTGTCATTACCCAACAGCATCAGTTCCGGATGGTCTTCTGCCTTCACCGGCTCCCAGCCTTCGCGCATCTTGCGAGACACGTTGGTCGGGTCGGCCTGTCCCAGAATGTGAGTGGCTACCCAGTGGTAGACCCATCCCGGCTCAGGTGTCGGATCAGGCAGGTTGCTCGGCGGCACATAGACTGCACGAGCGGATTTTTCGCGTGACTTCAAATCACGGGGGGTACGATCTTGGGTTTCAACCATTTTGGGCCTCCAGTTTCAAAATTTCCTTCACATACATTTGTGGATCAAGGTTGTACTTTTTTATTAACGCCGCTTGAGACGGTGTCAGTTCAACCTTCCTCTTGCCAGTCGATCGACTGGCCGGAGCCACAACGGATGCTGGTTTTTTAGCCGGAGTCCCTTGAGACCGTGGCTTGTCGTCCTCGCCCCCAAAAACTTCAGGGAACTTAGACTTCACGCGAGCGTCAATCTGCTCGAAATATTCATCAGAGCGGGGATCAACCCCGTTGGCGACTAGTTTTTGATGCAGTCCTAGCGCAAAACTGGTGACTTCTTCGAACCCCGAAGCCCCGAACCACTGGTTTCTTGCCTGCCAGCGCAGTGTTTTTTCGTCCGGACGGGCCTGTTGAGGCTCTTGATAGCGAGTTTGTACCTCTTCTTCACGGTCTTGTAAAGGGGGTGGTGCAAAATTTTTCGCATTTTTTACTTCCCAAGTGGCTTCAGCCAACGCTTCTTGGGCGGAAATGATGGCATCCGTGTCGTAAGCCTCTTGCGCGGCTTTCAAATCACGGCGGGCTTTCTCCAGTTTGGCCTCGGCGGCTTGGTTCGCCATGGTCTTGTACTGCTCGGTGCCCGTCTGCACGTATTGTTTGAGCCGTTTGTTCTCCTCCAGCATGGCCAACAACAGGCGTTCTTGCTCGGCTTTCTCCCGGGCAAGGGCCTCTTTGGCGCGGCGCTCATCGTGCCGAGCGTGAGTGAGTTCTTTCAGGCGTTTCTTGACGCCCTCGGTATAGGTGTCCAGTTCTTCGTCGGTCGGATCACTGACCTCACGATCGAGGGGCCTGCGACCTCGGTCTTTTTCCGGGGTGTCGTCAACAATCTCGATCTCAAGATCGTCGTCTTCGCTTTGCACCTTGATCTCGACGTCCTGATCTTGGTTCTTGTCTTCTGCCCCATCAATTTCGTCGGGGAATTTAAACTCTGCCATGGTTGCTCCTTTCAAGCGCGTGTGATGCCACGCGGGTCTTGCACGACTGCGTCCACCTGATCGTCGTTGATCAGACGGAACTCTTTGCCAAAAATCTTGAAGCGGGTACCGGAGTACGTTCGCACCAAGACAAAGTCGCCCTCTTGACACCAAGCGCCGTTGGGGAACTTGGCTTGGTCTTTGTAGGCGTCGGGGCCAACTTTCAGAACGAACAACACGGTGGTCGCGTGTTCTTCCTGTTTCATGAAGGACGTGGGTTTGACCAAGTCCAAGTCGGTGCCATCGAGTTTCTCGGAAACATCGGGGACAACACAGAGCAGTTTCCAACCGGTCGGGTCGGGCAGACTCGTCGCCTTTTCTTCAGGCGTTGCGTTCTGTTCCGGCTCGTCTTTGGGCTGGATCGTTGGTGGCAGGCTAATGCCCGGGGGCAGAAGAATTTCACTCATCTGATTTCTCTACTTTCTCGGCAAGGTCGAGGAGGTGACGCTCTGCAATGGCTAGACCTTGAATGACACCGCAGAGTTTTTGGTATTCGTCAAATGTGCGACATTGACCACCCGCCAAATCATCGGCGTAGTTGTTCATGTCGGTGCGTATCTTCTCGCGCAGTACGCGTGCGAATTCTTGGATCATTTAGTTGGCTTCTCCTTTGGTTTGTTGCGCATCTGCGCAACGGTTTTGAGCGCGTCAAGGTCTCGTGCCTTGTCCGCTTTGCGCTGGTCCGCAAGAATGGTTGCGGCGGTGCGTTGTTTCTCGGCCTCCAGTTTGGCCAAGTCGGTGGCGGCATCTTGCTTCAACTTCTGCTGTGCCAACTGGATGTCGGCTTGCGCCTTCATTGCCTTGGTCTGAGCCTCTTGCTGACGGATGGCCAACTCTTGTTGTTGCATCTGCAAGACCGGGTCTTGGGCCTGTTGCTGGGCCTGTTGCTGGGCGGCTTGCGCTTGGTTCTGCATCAGCACTTGGTTGGCCGCCTGTGCCATCATGGCCGAGAGTTGGAGTTCTATCTGAGGCGGCAGTTTCTCGTCCTCAGGCGGCAGGGGCATGCCCAGTTGTTGCTCGATCTTCTGACGGTAGGCGAACCCAACGTGCTCTGCAATGTGGGCCATCATGGCCGCTTGAATCTGGGGAGCGCGGGGGTTCTGGCCAATCAACTGTGCGATCAGGGGGTCCTGAACCGCCGACATGTGCACGCGAATATGCGCCTCGTGGTCTTGGTACATGAACGCTTTGACCGGCTCGCCCTTGAGCACAGCCATGTTCTCGGAGACCGGATCGCGGGGTTTCTGGTCCTCGGGCAGAGGCACCAACTCGGCGGCATTCTTGATGCCCAAGACCTCAAGCATGCCCCTGTGCAGTTTGGGCAAGTCGTAGATGTCTGGCGCCATCTGGGCCATCTGGATCACGGCTTGGTACTGCACCACACGCTGGCTCATGGTGGCCGCGTTGGGGTCGCTCACGGGGATGATCTCGACGTGGCTGTAGTCCGACTTCTTGGCTTTGCGAGGCGCGTCAACCGGTTCGTAGTCGTAATCGTCGTCCGTGTAGTCACGGATCAGCCCAGCCAAGAGTTTGAGTTCTTGCTTGAACGAGAAGTGCAAACGAGCGGAGACAGCCGTCATCACTTTTAACTGCCGCTCCAAGAGAGCCAGCGTGGTGCCCACCGGTGCCTGTGCAGACATGTCGCTGACCTTCATGTCAGCCGTTGCGGCAAACCTGCGACCTTCATCGACGATCTGATTCATCAAGCCCGCCAGCACTTGGCTGGGCTCTTTGTACGGCAGGGGCAAAATGTTGTCGCGCAACGCGCCCGAGCCGATGTCTACGTCTCGGAATTCTCCCGGGGCAATCGGAGTGTCATCACCCTTAATCCGAAGGCCACGCGATTTAAGACCTCCGGGGAGGTTAGATAAAGTTCCTGCGTCCACCAGTTGACGCATAATGCTCGTGGCGCTCTTGGCGTAGCCTCCGATGAGGTGGAAGAGTCCGAAGCCATACGCCCCAAAGCCGGGGATGTACTGGTAGTGGACGAAGTGCTGTCGCTTGAGACGAAGAGTGTCTTCTGCCTTCCAGTTCCGCCGAAGCCCGAGCACATCGTTTGATCCCTTTATCAACGTCATCACATACGGCAAGGTGATGCCCAGCGGCTCGCCGTCCTCGCCCGTCTCCGTATATTCGTCGCTTCGGACCACCAAGTCAACATGGCTCTCGTACAGGGTGTAACGATCGTCGTCGTTGGCCGAGAACCCCGTCTCTTTGTCCTTGGCTTGCTGGATGTCTGTTCTGGACTTGTCGGGGTCTGGCAACTCGATGTCGCGGTAGAACCCTGCTTGCTGGAGTTTGATGATCTCGCTCTTGGTTTTGCGCAAGACGTGGGTCACACGGTAGCAGGTGTCAAGGTCGGTCGCGCCGTACGGGAGAATGATGTCCTCGGCTGGGATGAACATGGAGACTTGGCGCCCAAGGTTGGGGTCGTAGTAGACCTTCTTGAACGCTGAACCCGTGGCGGGGAGGCTCCACAGCATGCGTTCGTGCTCAGGGCGGAACTCGCGCATGACCTCGGTCAACTCGTAGTTCATGTCGTCTTGCACACGGCTGGCCGCTTCATCTTTCTCAGGCGTTTGCTTGCCCAAGATTTTTGTCTTCACAGGCCCTTGTGCGGGGAAGGTCTCGGTGATGGACTCTGACTGGAAGCGAACAACGGCTTCTGTGATCATGGGGTGGAACACGCCACACGCGCCGTCCCACGGCTCAGTGCGTTCCTCGTACTGGAGGCCCAACAGTTTTAGACCTTGGACATACGCCTTCTCCCACTCGGTACGAGAGCCAAGGTCAGTCGTGATGTCTTGCGCCAACTCACCGGCAAGGGTTGACAGTTCACCTTCGTCCATGTCCTCGGCCAAGTTGCGATCGAACCCCTCTTCGTCTTCTGAGGGCGTTATGGTCAACTCCATGCCACCCATCTCGATGCTCACTTGTTCGGGGTCAACGATCTCAATCTCGATCGGCTCCTCGTCTTGTGCGAGGTTCTCGATGCCTGCGGGTGCGGTGTAGAGACCCTTGTCAATGTTCGTGGCCATTTTCTGTCCTTAATAGTATGCGTGGGTTTTGCGTCGGAAGAACCTCGGCTCTTCAGGCTCATCTGAATCAAGCCTAATAAAACCGCCCTGCCGAAACCGCATCAGCGCCTGAGATGTCGTATCCACGAAGTCATCGTTCTCGCCGTTGGGGAAAGACGCCACTTCCTCGATCACCTCCCGCGCCCAGCGGGTGTCAGGTGCCCAGACCATGCCAGAGGCAAAAAGGTCCGCCACCGCGTTCAATCTTACTATCTTGTCGTTGCCACGGCTAGGGTTTGTTTCCTGAACCGGGATGCCCATGTTGCGTAACTCTTGAATCAAGGGCGCACCAGCGGCTTTCTTTTCCACGATGAACGCATCGGGTTGCCACTCTTTGTAGTGCTTCAAGGCCACCGCCTTGAGTTCCGGGAACGCCATGCGGTCTTTGAACGCATCCAAGAGTATCACCTGCGCCTTGTCGTTTTCTTCCTCGTTGTAGAACACGCCCCACGTGGTGCACGCACTATAGTCGGCGGTGGTCTTGGCCTCGAAGGCCGTATCCCATGACTGGATGATGTACTCGCAGGTGGGGGGTTCATCCCCGGGCCAGATGCGCCAAGCGTTGCGCGAGACGATCGCCGCGTTGTTGGAGACGGGATTTTGCATGTACTGAGCGTTCCAGTACTGAGGGTCGATCGCCGCCTTCTTCTGCTTCAAGGCCTCAAGCGGCCACTGCTCTGGCCAGAGGCTTTTCTCGTTATCGGTGCCCTCGTTCAGAATGGCGGGCAACTCCACCACCTCCCACGGATCAGCGTCGGGGTTCTTGGTCTGGTAGTCCAGCAATCGCCCGGTCAAGTCCAACCTCCCCCACCGGGTCATGATGATAATGATCGCACCGCCCGGCATCAGACGTTGCAATGGGCCTGTCTGGAACCAACTCCAAGCAGTGTCGAACGCCAGACGAGAGTTGGCCTTTACATCTTGTTCGGAGTGGGGGTCATCAATGACAAAGAGGTCAGCACCCCGGCCAGCCAGAGCACCGCCCACACCAGCCGCGTAATACTGGCCACCAGCACTGGTCGACCACTTGCCAGCCGCTTTCTGATCATCTGCCACTTGGGTTTGGGGAAAGAGGGACTTGTAATCATCGTCGTCAATCAGGTTTCGCACCCGTCGGCCAAAGTCTTCAGACAGACCTGCCGTGTGGGTACCCATGATAATTTTCTTATTAGGGAAATTACCTAGGAAGTAGGCTGGGAACAGGTAAGACGAGAACTCGGACTTACCCATACGAGGGGCGATGTTGATGATCAGGCGCTTGAGTTCGCCGTTGATCACCCGTGTGAACAATTTGGCCAGTTTCCTGTGGTGCGGCCCCACCTTGAAGCCCGGGTACACCGCCTTGGCAAACTCGATCATGTCGGTTCTGGCGGCATTTTTCTTGACGTGCTCTTCCTTGTTGTCGAGCATCTGCAAGTATTCCAACTTCTCCTCGGCGGTCATCTTGCCGAGGTTCATGAACAAGGCTTTGGCCTGCTCAGGCGTCAGTGGCGGGTTGGTCGTCATTGTCGTTACCAGCGACACGTTCGTCTAACGTGGCGTTATTTTGGGTTTTTTGCGACACATCTTCCACGTCGATTGGCTCGGCATCCTCGATGTCCATGAACTTGGCCAACTTTTCTTTGAGTTTGCGGTCGATCTCGTCCTCGGTCATGTCTGTTTTTTTAATTTCCACTTTTTCCGTAAACAGCCCCACCTCGGTCACTTTGCCGAGCAAAGCGAGTGCTTTCAAGCGGATGTTGGCGTTGGTGTGCTCGCATTCTTCGAGCAGTTTGGCGACCGTGTAGCCCCTGATCTCCTTGGCCTGCTGTACAAATTCCCAGTCATAGGCGGTGAGCATCCCGACCAAGTGGCGCACAGCCTCAGGGGTTTTGAGTTGTATCAGTTTTTCTCTGGTGTCTTCGTCTGGGGTGGCGGTGGTCAAGGCGCCGAAGGCTTGACGTGCGGCTTTTTGTTCGATCTCGCTGATTATTTTTTCTGTAGGCGCGGAGCCAAGGGCTTCTAAAAAATCTGCGGTGGAGACTTGAGCGTCAATGACTTGCGCAGGGCTGTGTTTTTCCACAGGCACTGGCCCCTCGCCAGCGGGGGCGATCTCGGGGTCAAAGTCCAACAAGTGATCAAGCATGTGCGGATTTGGGGCGGCCCCTTGCTTACCGAATGGCCGCAGTGTACACTGGAGTTGAGCAGGTAGGCAAGCAGTTGCCAATTTGCTTTCTCCTCAGGACTCCCTCCTGTTAACCCCCGGCAGAAATGTCGGGGGTTTTTTTGTTTGTGCCGCTTACGATTATGCGGCGTCTGTGTTGATGCGCAGAGGGGTGTAGGGGCACCCGTGGCCCAGACCGATTAAAGGCAGTCTAACATTAGACACAAGGTTTTTCCAAATTTTTTAAAAAATTTTTGCGCGGGGTCAAAATTTTGGGTAGGGGGTAGGTTTGAGTAGTTAGGTATTACAAAAGTGCTGGGAGCGGGTGGGAAACAGTGTTCACGTCACGACAGGGTCTGGTCAGTCAAACAGGGTGGTGGGGGTATGGTGGGGTTCGGCTAGGCAAACGGCATCGCTCGGGCTACGCCTGAAAAGGGGATTCGCACAATTGAGTTTGTCGGTGGGGCAGTTCTCGCCGACATGTTCATCAACCAACAGGAGAAACTTCCATGAACACCAAACTTCAAACCGCACTCACCGCCTACGCCGCCTTTCTCAAGGCAGGCACATCGTATGGCACGGCTATGCAAGCCCTTGCAAAATCCCTCGGTGGCACACCCTGTGCCACGACCCTCGCCGAGTTCGCCAAACTACACGCCGAGAAATACAAGTGCAACTTCACATGGGACGGCAAGGGTCGTGCCGTGTTCTTTGACGGCGATGAATCCACACGGAAAAGCCGCAACAACGCCGCCCGTATGTCGTGGCAACGCAATGTGATGGTCTGGTTCACGCCTGAGAAGCCCACGGCGCCCCAAGCGCCCACGGCGAGCGCCCGAGTGAGCAAAGCACATCGTGATTTGGCGATGGATTTTCTGTCGCACTTCGAGGGCAAAGACCTCGCCGAGCAAATCCGCAAAGCCAAGGCGTTGCTCAACGCCCTGTGATTCGGTGGCACACCGTGTGCCACGCAGTTTTTTCTCAAGCGGCACAGGCGTGGGGTCTGGCCGCTGTTCCATCCCTTGTCCAACGCAATTTTTTCAGGAGTCCGTCATGTCCAAACTCATCAACGCCTACCGCAAACTACCCTCACCCGCCAACCGCAAACGCCTGCAAGACTACCTCAACAAACACACGATGGCAGTCTGCCTCGCCTCACCTGACGAGATCGCCTTTCTCAAAATCCACGAGTTCAAAATCTAAGGAGCCCATCATGTCCAAGCGCACCCACAACCCCAACCAATCCGAACTGTTCGCCAACTACGGCGATGCCATCAAAGCCCACCACCTCAAACGCCTGCGTGAACTGCGTGACGAGTTCGCCGAGCGTGCCAAGGCAAGCGAACACAAGCGGCGGGTATTGGAAAACACCCGCAAAGCGGAAGACTGGGACGCCATCAAGCGAGCCTGCAACCGCCTCTGAAACCCGTGGCACACCATGTGCCACCAGAATGTCGCTAAAAGCGTGGAAAATGACAGTTCCGAAACTTTAATGCCCGCTTTAAAATTTTGGCGGGCAATTTTTCCTTTAAAATCAATGAGGTTACAGAATGTCTGGCAATGTATCTATCTCTAGAAATACTTTATATATTAGGAAACTAATTTTTATATGTGGGGCTGGGGTATACATACATATAAAAATAAAGATGAGTGGATATATATCTGGAAAATACATAGACCCTCTGCCACAAACCCTGCAAACCCTTGATTTCACAGGCGATAGTGCCAGCCAAAATTTCCAAGCACGCATTAAAGTTTCGGAACGACTCTGCTACAATGATAATTTTAAGGAGTTAAATTATGCATGACGACATCAAACCCGCATGGTTGACGATGAAAACCCAGCAACTGCAACGCCACTTGCGCTCGCTCAAATACCCTGACCCCTTCATCGCCAACATCATGACCCGTGTGCGGTGGCTCAAGAACGAGGCACGCAAGGCACGCATCAAGACGACTGTGACCCATCGGATGTGGGACGATGTGCTCAAGCCCGCACGCACCGAGGTCGGCAATGTCCGCACCATGAAAACGCAGACGAAGAAAGCCTTGGACGCATCGTTCATGGACGAGGGGTTGCAAGCAAAGTTTAATGCGTTAACTTTATACGAGAGCGTGCTCGTGACCATCATCGAGCGGTTACGCAAGGTGCAGATGTCGGGTGACCATTCACCCCAGAAGTTTGCCGAGGCGTTGCGTGAGGCAGGCAAGATGCCCACCGATGGGGACGGCACGCATTGGACGCACTATGTCAAGCCCAAGGACAGGCGCATGGTGGAGATCGCCTTTGACAGGGCACCCCTGCCCAAGCGAGGCAAGACCAAGCGTCCGTTCGAGGTCAAGATTTCAGTCGAGCAACACGACAGGCTGTATGCCGACATGGTCAAGCGCATCAACAGCGAGATCGCCAACGCCGAGCAAGAGTACGAGATGGTGCGCCATCAAGAGGACAGGGACAGGCTCAACAACCTGATTCAAGACCTGCATCGGGCATCGTTTAACCTGAGTCAACTGTCCCTGACTGACCCCATCCCCGCCCATTGGCGTGGGCTGTTGAACATCGGGGTGAACTTCGATGTGTAAAGAATGTATGGGCGTGGCGATGCCGACCACCACGCCGATACTGGCGAGATAGAAGTTCTATCTCACACATTTGGTCGGCACTTGTAACGAAGGAGAAAGCAAATGAAAGAGATATTTTTTGTGGAAGTAACCGACACCTATGGGGGTGAGGCGAACTACTCATGGGTGCATCGGTTCAAGGTGCACGCAAGCACACCACGGGGTGCGATGAGAAAGGTCGAGCGACACATGCCCTATGCGGGTGGCGTCAAGAAAGACTTGGATACAGGCGACATGCAGAGGTGGGTGTGGCGCACCGCCTGTGTTTGTGCGTTCGTCGAGGGCTACACAGACCAAGCCGAACACATGATGCGTGTTGAGTCCATTTAACCACAAGGAGAAAGCAAATGGAGTATGTGATTTTTATTGTGGGCTACATCGTAGTCTTTGCGTTGGCCTCATGGGGCATGTTGAAACTAACTGAAGGAGAAAGCAAATGAGATTTGCGTTTGTACCAAAAGCCCAATACAAGATTGGGCAAATCATCACCGTGCATGGCAAGCGTGCAGAGGTAGTCAGTTACGCCCACACAGGGCGCAACATCGAGGTCGCCATGCTTGAGGGCAAGCCTCAGCGTGTGGTGTGCATCTGCACAGACAAACAACCCATCGAAGGAGTAACAAAATGAAGTTTGTGCATCACAACACAGGGGAGTGGGAACGCCCCAACGATTGGTCAACGGCACGGCGGTATCCATCGGATGCCTGTGTGCGTGAATACGATTCCATCGCAGAGATTGACAACGCATT